ATAGTCAACTACCCACGTATGAATTCAAACTTTAGTGGTTTCACTGATGCCACTAACTACAGAAATTCACAGAAACGTGCTTCTTTGTTGCTTGCTGCTGAAGCGAACAAAATTCAGATCACTGTTCCAGGTCGTTGTGACTATACAGTTGGACAAAAAGTTAAAGTTACTCTGAATAAAATGGAGCCATTGTCCAAGGATGATTTAGATGTAACAGATAAGATGTTCTCTGGTTACTATCTCATCTCTGCTGTTAATCATTACATAACTCGTGATATGCACGAATGTAATATGGAACTAATTAAAGACTCATTACTCATGAGCGTTGACGGGAAATAATAATGTTTTATACAGGCGTAGTTGAAAATAGACAAGACCCATTACAGCTTGGTCGTTGTCAAGTTCGTATCGTAGGATTGCATACACACGATAAATCACAGTTGCCAACAGAGCAACTACCTTGGTCTACACCAGTTCAGCCAGTAACATCTGCTGCGATGAATGGTATTGGTATGACACCAATTGGTCCAGTGGAGGGTTCTACTGTTATTATTATGTTCGCTGATGGTGCTCAGCAACAACCAATTATGCTTGGTACTATTGGTGGTATTCCAACAGCACCGAAAGCTATTGAAGATGATGATAGCGCAACTCCGTTCGATGAACCAGCGAACCTAAAAGACATCGTATTGCGTACAGTTGCTGGACCGACTACTGGTAAACAACTAACATTCGTGGATAACGAAACTGGCAGAAAAGATCTGACAAAGGGTTTAACTGCTAATATGAAGGTTGTTGGTTTTGGGTTATCCGATAACTGCTATATCGTCACAGTAGATGGTCCAGATAAAATCACAATCAATGAGATTGTTACTGGTTACGCTGAGAACATTATCACATTCAAACCAGCACCAACAAACTTAGACGCTGTTAATACAAGTAAGCTGGAAGGTGTTCTTACCACAGCGACTGGTATGCCAGTCACTACCAATGGTGGTACTCCAGTTCGTTCTGCAGAGTCACAACAAGGTGCTCCAGCGCAGACATCTACAAACGTCTCTATCCCGACTATCCCGCCACCAAAAGAATCTCCAGATGCAGCCAAGTCATCTGCTGGTATCAAGGCTCTTATCGCAGCTTGTGATAAAGTTGGATTGACAACCAAAGAACAGAAGTGTGCATTGCTCGGTATTGCTGGTGGTGAAACACGCTGGATCCCTCAATTAGAATCTTACAATTACTCTGCTTCACGCATGAAGCAGATCTATTCATTCGCAACAGACGAAGATGTCGCCAAGTATTCTGATGCCTCTAAGAAAGGTATCACACGTGAACAATTCTTCTCTTGGGCTTATGGTCCAACAAAACGTGGTAAAGGTTTCTTAGGAAACCAAACAGATGCTGATGGTGGTAAGTATTATGGTCGTGGATTTATCCAATTGACTGGTAAAGCTAACTATGCACGTTATCAGAAACTAGCTAACGAAGCTGGACTAAACATCGACATCGTAAACAACCCAGATTCTCTTGATTCAGATATCAATGTGTCTGCTATGGTTGCTGCTCTTTATATTAAAGATCGTGTACCGAAGAGTGTTAAGCCTTCTGAACATCCAGGCTACTTCTTAGCTGCAAAGAAAGCTGTTGGTGTGAATTCACCAGACATTACTGCTAAGAAAACTTCATATTACGAATATTTTTATGGTGCTGCTGCAGGTAATGCCGTAGATAAAGATGCTGGTGCGCCAGTTGCTGCACCACCTGCTAACTTCGATGGAACACCTGGACCTTCTGCTGATTCTATCAAGCGTGGAACAGACAATACAGGTTTCCGTGATCCAAATAACAAGTATCCTCTCAAAGAATATTTGAATGAACCAGATACTAATCGTCTTGCTCGTGGTATCATTGATGGAACTATCGTAGAGAAAAAAGATTCTGCTGTAGTTAAAGGTGTACCAAAGGCAGTTGGTATGGGTTCTTGGGATCAACCAATGCCATCGTTCGGCGCTCAGTATCCATACAACAAAGTATTCGAAACTGAATCTGGTCACATCCAAGAATTCGATGACACTCCAGGTCAAGAACGTATTCATACTTACCACAGAGCAGGAACATATCAAGAGATTGATCCAAATGGCTCTGTGATCAACTACATCGTTGGCGACAAGTTCACGTTGATGGAACGAAACGGATGTATTCACGTTGGTGGTGAATGTAACATCACTGTAGATGGAAACCTAAATGTATTCGCAAGAACAGACGCTAATATCGAAGTTGCTCAGAATGCAACTATCAGAGTTGGAAATAATCTTGATGTCGGCGTTGCTAATGATATGTATCTCGCTGCTGGTGGAGATGTTCTTGTAAAAGCTGGTGGTACATTTAAGGTTCAGGCTAACGACGTTTCTGTTCTTGCTGATGCCGATTTAACTATGCAGGGTACTGGCGCAGTAAGTATGAAAGGTGATACAGTTAATGTAGAATCTGCTGGCTCTATGGACTTGCTTGCTGGTGGCACTCTTTCTGCAGACTACTCTCAAGGTCAATTCGGTAATGGTGCTGCTGGTGCAACAGATGTTTCTCCAGTTGAGTTGACTCCACCACCTGTCGGCGACCCGTTAAATGCTGTTGTTCCATATCTAATCCCACCAGAGCGTAAGACAGAAGAACTTGCAGCTAACGAAACGCCAGAAGACTTTGATACTCCAGAAGGACGTGCTGCTGCAAACGCTGCTGTTATCGCTGGTGTTCCAGGTGCTCCTGCTCCAGTTGCATCTGAAGAAGCTGGTAAACCATCAGGTGGTTCTGGTAAACAAGTGCCAGTAGATTGTAAGATTATCTACGGCACTAAGAACTTCACTAACGATTATACTTTATCTAAGAACTTTACTCTTGGTATGTGTATGGATGGTGGTGTTAATGGTAAACATAAGTTGGTCGATCAGATGTTGAAAGATGGACCAAATTCTGCTGAACGTGTTTACACTGTTCAAGAGATTGTATGTAACCTAGCTATGACTGCACAAAACGTGCTTGAGCCATATCTTGAGGCACTTCCAGGTGGTATTGGTGGATATAACAAACAATGGAAGATCTCTTCTGGATATCGTCTAAAAGGTGTTGTTCCTACTGAGTCTCCATTCTCTGACCACTGCAAGGGGCACTGTTTCGATATCGCTTTGATGTTACCAGATCGTAACAACAAGACATACGCATTGGTCCAACAACTAGAGAAGTTAATCACCTACGATCAGATTATCCTCGAATATCGTGCACCTGAATCTGTATGGATCCACACTGGTTATAAACCACAAGGAAACCGTAAGATGGCATTCACTATGGTAAACGACTCTGTCTACAAAAGAGACGCTAAGGGTGTTCCATCTGGATTCATTCTTCTCGACACAATTCCTCCGAAAGCTAAGAAAGTATAATGGGCAGCTTAGCATATGAGGGGATCCTCAGTAAGGGGCAGGATGGTGGTCCACCAACTGCTCTTACTCATAAACTGCAATGCACTAAAACTTTTCTTTTTGGTGGTTTAGTTGGAGTTGTCGGTGATCAGTTCGAAGCTCATACAGTAGGAAGAACAGTGCATCAAGATAGTCTTAGAGAAATCGTTAGCGGGTCGACTAAAACATTTTTCGAGGGCTTCGCTGCAGCCAGAACAGGAGATCCAATTGCTGATGGAGATGTAGTTGGTGACGGAGATGCAAAAACCAACGTAGGATAACCTAAATAAACAATATGGCAAGAAATACAAGAATATTCTCGGACTTAGACTTTAACTTCACTGCTCATCCAGTGACAGGTGATGTTGCACGTCGATTCGATGAGAACGCAATCAAAACTAGTCTGAAGAACTTGATTCTGACTGCCAACTATGAGCGACCATTCCATAGTGAAATTGGTAGCCCGATTAAAAGATTATTATTCGAGCCAGTCACACCTATGCTCGAAGTTATGCTCCGTAGAGCAATTATGGATACTATCGACAACTTTGAACCAAGAGTTGAGGTATTGGATGTTATCGTCGTAGTTTCTGAAGACGAGTATGATGTTAGCGTGACGATAGAATTCCAAATCGTAAACACAAATCAACCACTTACTCTTGATTTAACGCTAGAGAGAACCCGATAATGGCAAATAATAAGAAAATTAACGTAACAGAGTTAGACTTCGATAACATCAAGTCTAATCTTAAGACATTCCTGAGTGGCCAAACAGAATTCCAAGACTATGACTTCGAAGGTTCTGCTATGTCTGTCTTGCTAGATGTTCTAGCCTATAACACTCATTATAATGCCCTATACAATAATATGGCTATTAATGAGATGTTCTTGGAC